TGGTGTTCTGTATCTCCCAGACTCGTCTGGTGTGTACAACACCGGCTTTGCCTGGAATGGTCTCACGACAGTGACTGAGTCGCCAACGGGCGCCGAGCCGTCCGCGCAGTATGCGGACAACATCAAGTACCTGAACCTCGTTTCCGCTGAGGAGTTCGGCGGCACTATCGAGGCATTCACGTACCCGGAGGAGTTCGCCCAGTGTGATGGTACAGAGCTTCCGTCGCCTGGTGTGGCCCTTGGACAGCAGATCCGAAAGATGTTCGGTATGAGCTACCGGACGAAGGTTGGCAACGACGTCGATGGAATGGACTTTGGTTACAAGCTGCATCTGCTCTATGGTGCTCTGGCCGCTCCGTCGGAGAAGGCCTATGCCACAGTCAACGATTCACCGGAGGCAATCTCGTTTAGCTGGGACATCTCGACAACTCCGGTTCCGGTTACCGACTACAAGCCGACCTCTCTGATCGTGGTTGACTCGACTGTTGTGGATGCAACTGATCTGGCAGCACTCGAGGATCTTCTCTATGGTGCCGGTGCTACCGAAGCTGCGCTTCCGACTCCGGATGCCGTTATCGCACTGTTTGCTGGTCCGTGATCTTAAGATAGGGAGGCCAAGGAATGCTCACTATTGTAGTCCTAGGTGTCGAGATGTTCGACGACGAGTCACAAGAGTTCACTACAAAAGACGACGTGACTTTAGAGTTAGAGCATTCTTTGGTCTCACTGTCAAAATGGGAGTCTAGACACGAAAAGCCTTTTCTGGGTAAGACTGAAAAGACAAGCGATGAAGTCCTTGACTACATCAAGTGTATGGTATTGACTCCTAACGTCCCAGATCAAGTCTTCTCTAAGTTTTCGGAGGAGAATTATACCCAGATAAATGATTACATCGAAGCTAAGATGACGGCTACTTGGTTCAATGAAGTTCCAGGAGCTCCAAAAAGCCGAGATGTTATCACAGCCGAACTCGTTTACTATTGGATGGTGGTCTTTCAGATCCCATTTGAATGTGAGACCTGGCATCTTAATCGTTTGTTCACCTTGATCCGAATCTGCAATGTCAAGCAATCAAAGCCTAAGAAGATGAGTCGATCGGAGATTGCAGCTCGGAATCGAGAACTCAACGCTCAACGTAGAGCGCAATTGGGTACTTCAGGTTAGAAAGGGGGTGACAATGACAGCTCTTGCTTGGGATGAAATTGGCGAACGGCATTATCAGACAGGTATTGATCGAGGAGTTCTCTATCTCAACGATGGAACGGCGGTTGCTTGGAATGGGCTTACTTCAGTAGAAGAAGATTCAACTTCTGAAGTAAAATCATACTATCTCGAAGGTGTGAAGTTTCTCGAGAACTTTGTTCCGGGTGATTTCGAAGGAAAAATCAAGGCACTTACGTATCCCGAAGAGTTCGATGAGATAAATGGGCTCTCTAGCATCTCTCCTGGTCTTGATATTTACGATCAGCCAGCCAGCAGCTTTAATCTAGTATACAGAACGAAGATCGGTAACGATCTATCACAGGATTTTGGCTATAAGATTCATATTCTCTATAATGTCATTGCCAATCCTGATGCTATTTCGTTCGATACTCTCGAAGATTCTGGAATCCAGCCGACGGAATTCGCCTGGGCTCTAAGTGGTACCCCAACGAAACTTGTAGGTTTTAGACCGACTGTTCATATTTCCATCGATTCAACACAAACACCTCCTGAAGTCATGCAGGTTTTGGAAGAACAGCTGTATGGAACCGAAACGCGTGATCCACGTCTCCCTTCGATGGCTGAAATTGCTGGATATTTCGGTTATCTTCAAGAGTTCATCATTGTGGACCACGGAGATGGTACTTGGACGGCTATCGATGCAGCTGACAACTACATTACGATGCTTGACGAGACTACCTTCCAGATTGATAACGCAGACGCGACATATTTGGATGCAGACACGTACACAATCTCATCTACGAGTCCTGGCTAGGAGGTGAAATGGCTACCGTTACTGGTCTTACCGCCGAACGTATGCTTGAGATCGAAGCTGCGTCGGTTGTTGACGGTGATATTATCGATGGCGACTTGATTCTTACAAAGCATGATGGGTCGACTATTGATGCAGGTAGTGTAATTGGTCCGCCTGGTCCTCAAGGACCTCTTGGATCGGATCTTGATGTTGTTATTCAGAAGGCTATTCTCGATATTGGTATGCCAGGTAATATTCGTGCAGGTCGAGTGCTGACGCTAAGTGATTTCACGAATATTGGCCTATCAGCACCAGAAGCTCTGTGGAATTTCTCAAATGTTCTGACAGATGCAAGCGGTAACAGTCATACACTTACCGATAGAGGATCAGTTACCTTCATTCGGGGTATCGATGGTACGGACGTCAGTGCTGCACAATTCAATGGATCAAACGCTCTGTATATTGTCGATTCAGGAGCAGCCGATCCATTTCGACTTAGAGTAGGAACGTTTGCAGCTTGGGTTCGGACGGCAAAACAGGGTGTATTTCAGAACATTATCTCAAAACGTGGCCCAGGGAGTCAGATTGGCTATGTGCTGAGAATCCGAGACACGAACGTGGCAAGTTTCGGAGTCAGCTCTTCTGGTACTGCTCTGAATGAGATTAACGGGCTCTCGAAAATTTGCGATGATCGCTGGCATTTCGTCGTCGGCATTTTCGATGGCATTCTTCAAAGTCTTTATGTGGATGGTGTTCTGGAAGCAAGCGCATTGCGTGGTTCGAGTGCTGCAGAACTTATATTTGCCTCTAACGAGCCTTTCAATATTGGCGGATTCAATGCTGATTTGAGTACAGCGCCTGCTGAGCCGCATTTCGGACGAATTGATGAGGTGTTTGTGACGCCTGAGATTCTCTCAGCGGACAACATCTTTAATCTGTATTGTGCAAAAGTTCCTCATACACTTGCAGCTATTCCTTCGGGAGTTTCTCTGACTGTGGTTCGTGGGTCTAAGGGTGCATCATTGCTTCCCGCTGATTTTCCTACCACACCGCTTCGTCTGTACAATTTCTCTGCTGGATCATTCGGTAACGATGGGTCCAATGCTGGAGCATCACTTGCCCCAGTCAATGTTCCCGTTCCTGTTGCTGGAGTTGATGGCACTAAGGAAAATGCGCTCAATCTCGCCTCACCTCAGAGATTGACAGCTACGGATGCGGGTCTTCCTGCTGGGACAGCAACAGTTTCTTATGGTTGCTGGGTCAAGTGTTCGAACGGAACCGCTTCGGCGATGTATCTTATTACTTGGGGAACGACCAACGGCACCAATGATACTCGTTTATATATTTCGGCGGGTAACATCACCTTCGCACAAGGTGCAGGCACTCCAGTAACCGGTCCGTTCATCTCGGATGGACTGTGGCATTTTGTCGTAGTTGTCGAGGAGAATTCTCCAGTTGACGGGTTGAAGCGCAAGTTTTATGTAGATGGACGTCTTGTTGCTTCTTCGACAGCCTTGAGCTCTATTGTTCTTGGCGGAGCAGGCAAGTTCGTTGTCGGTTCTTCTCTTGCGAGCGCAAGTAACTTCTACGGTGAGATCGATACGATATTCGTCACTGATGCTGCATTGATGATGACCGATATTAATAAGCTTTACATTAAGAGTCTGTATGACCATCTTCCTTCCCCTAAGAATGCAGGAGATCATGTCCAGGGAATGGCCGATGACATGCTTCTTGTCAATTTCGATACATTGAACATCGAGGACAAGGTTAGTCTGAAGGTAATGGCATGAGGACTCGACAAAAAGATATTCAGCGTACAACTGTCCTGACAACCATGAATCCTGTTACCGATGTTACTGCTGGTAATGGCGTCTGGTCTGATGGAACACCGTGGCATATGGTTCGGACAGCTACTGGTGAGTATACGATGTACTTCGATTCTCGTATATTTGTAATCAGTGGTTCCGTAGGCCCACTTGCAACTGGTCGGCAGTATTATAAGTTCGAAGCTCCTGCTGCTGGATCAGTAAGAGTACAGGTTCTCGATTCTACTGGTGCGGCGGTTAACGTGGCAAACTTTGATGTAACTATCAATGCACTAGACACTCGTACTTAGGATTTCCGATGAGACTTGAACTTGCCGGAAGTATCGTACGGGCAAATCCAGTAACCAAGGTTCTCGAAGATGGAGTTCCGTTTATTCCTCAGGACTGGATCGATCTAGGGTATAGCCACTTTGATGTCATCTGTATTGGTGGAGGTGGAGGACACGGTGGTGGTGTTGATACTGCAAACACCGGAACTCTCGTTAGAAATTATGGCGGAGAAGGTGGAGGCGGAGGATACCAACGAGTCCAAGGAATGTTGTCTGCGCTACCGAGTTCCTGTCCAATTGTTGTTGGTGCTTCTGGAGCTGCTGGAACCACCGTAGCTGTTGGTACTGCTACAACTGATGGTACTGATGGTGGACCTTCATCGTTCAATGGTACTACTTGCCGAGCATCAGGTGGTAAGGGCGGAAAGAGAGCTCAGACCAACGCAATAACGGGCACATCTCAGGCTCATGGTGGTGCTGGTGGAATAGGTAACACTACTGCAGCTGGAGGTGGAGGTCTAGGCGGAGTATGTGGAACCATCGGAGGAACTCTAAGCACAGATGGAGAAGACGGTCCCATCATCGACAATATTGGCCATGGCGGTGGCGGTGGAGCAGGAGGAATCGCAAAGTACGGTGTCCTTACTTCCTATCTCGATGGTACCGCTGGAGGTAACGGTTCTTGGAATCCAGATGATGTCTTGGTTTCAGGAGATGGGGAAGATGCTCAGCCAGATCCAGGAACCGGAGTCGATGCAGTCAAGCCTGGACGAGGTGGCGGTGCTACGGCTTCTCCTTTGAACAGTCTACCGTATAACTATGGCCAAGCAGGAACTCCAGGTACCGTTGTTGTTCGTCTTACGTCTAGGTAATCATGATTACATTTACCGAATCGGGAGACTTCAAAAACACAGAACGATATTTAGAACATCTGCAAAGGGACAACTTGTCCGCGGTTCTAAATAAGTACGGATCTTTGGGTGTAAATGCCCTAGCCAACGCCACACCAGTAGATTCTGGTCTGACTTCGGAGTCATGGTACTACACGATCGAGTCGCGGCGAGGATATTACTCCATTCGTTGGCACAATAGAAATGAAAACGAGGGCGAGAACATCGCTGTCCTGATTCAATACGGACATGGTACCGGAACTGGCGGATACGTTCAGGGCCGAGATTACATCATGCCTGCAATTAGACCTATATTTGACCAGATAGCAGCCGAAGCATGGAGGGAGGTGACCCAAGTTTAATGGCAACCATTGATGACAAAGTTGTCTCAATGAGTTTCGAATCGAGTAAGTTCGAACAGGGCGTTAGTCGAAGTATCGATGCACTTAATAGGCTCAAAGCATCGCTCAAGCTCGATGGCGCTACCCAAGGAATGGCCGATATCGATAAGGCTGCCTCGGGTGTTCAGACGGGTCTCCTTTCCAAAATCGGAAGCGCTCTTGATTCTCTCATCCCAAAGTTTGATGCACTGAGGCTTGTTGCTATTGGTGTGATGTCACAGATCGCTACTCGAGCGGTGACTGCTGGAGCATCGTTAGTCAAATCGCTTACTCTGGATCCGATTATTCAGGGATTTCACGAGTATACGACGAACCTAAACGCTGTTCAGACGATCATGGCCAACACCCAGGCCGCTGGCACTACACTTAAAGACGTCAACAAAGCTCTGAATACCCTTAATATCTATTCAGACAAGACGATCTATAACTTCAGCCAGATGGCAAGGAACATCGGTACCTTCACGGCTGCCGGTGTAGATCTAGATACAGCGACTGGTGCAATCAAGGGTATTGCCAACTTGGCGGCACTCTCTGGTTCGAACGCTGATCAGGCTTCGACTGCAATGTACCAGTTGTCTCAGGCTATCTCTGCTGGTCGAGTTTCCTTGATGGACTGGAACTCGGTTGTCAATGCTGGTATGGGTGGTACGGTATTCCAGCGAGCGTTGGCAACGACAGCTGAGAGAATGGGAACGCTGAAGCAAGGGGCCGTTGATCTCGTAGGCCCGATGAAGAACGTTTCCATCAATGGTGAGTCTTTCCGAAACTCGCTCAGTGCTACAGGTGGTCCTGGCGGAGCATCCTGGCTCACGTCCAAGGTTCTGACGAATACACTTCAGCAGTTTACGGGTGATTTGTCAGATGCCGAGCTCAAAGCACAGGGATTCAACGATGCTCAGATCAAGGCGATACAGCAGACGGCGAAGACTGCTCAGGAAGCTGCGACTCAGGTTAAGACTCTTGGCCAGCTCCTAGATACGACGAAGGAAAGTATCGGATCTGGTTGGGCGGCCACCTGGCAGATCATCTTTGGTGATTTCACGGAAGCCAAAGGCCTATTCACCGGAATCTCAAATTCGATTAACGGATTCATCAGCGCCAACTCCAAAGCCCGAAATAATGTACTAAAGGACTGGAAGGCCCTAGGCGGCCGGACGGCTTTGATCGCGGCCATCGGAAACGTCTTTAAAGCACTAGGCCAGGTACTTGCACCTATCCGAGATGCCTTCCACGACATCTTCCCGGCGACAACAGGAAAAGATCTTGCCGATCTGACAAAGAAATTCCTCGCGTTCACCAAGACACTTAAACCAAGTCCTCAGACTATCGAGGATTTGAGGCGAACGTTCAGAGGTCTGTTTGCTGTGCTAGATATTGGTAAGCAGATCCTTGGTGGCATCTTTGATGTATTCAAGCGAGTCATTGGTGCGATTGCTGGTGGTACCGGAAGTTTTCTTGGTATCACCGGTAGCATTGGTGATTTCCTTGTCAAGGTAGACGAAGCTTTGAAGAAGGGCGATGGACTCGGTAACTTCTTCAACGGGCTTGGCGACATTCTTGTTGCGCCCGTCAAAATGATAGAAAGATTGAAGGATGCTATCTCAGCATTCTTTGACTCGATTTCCCCCGGGGGAGTTGGTGGAAAAGGAAGTGGACTTGCCGGGGTATTTGGTGCAATTGGGACCGCTTTCGGCAATATGCTCGAGGCGTTCTCACATTCCGATCGACTTATTAACAGTATCCTCGATGCGCTGTCTCAATTGGGTCAAGCGATTGGACCAGCCATTCAGAAGGCATTCGAGAACATCAACTTCGAGGCCATCCTTGCAGTTATTCGAACGGGACTTCTTGGTGGTCTTGTCATCATGTTCAAGAAGTTCCTTGGTAGCGGAAGTCTCTTGCAGCAGCTCGGGTTTAAGGGAGCGGGTGGTGGACTTCTTTCGAATCTTACCTCTCCGTTCAATGCTCTTACTGGATCGCTGAAGGCTATGACCGCTGAGATCAAGTCGAAAGCGCTGATGAACATCGCTATTGCGG